TGCCGACCGCGTCGACGCCCTTCTTCACGTTGTCGAAGGCGGGCTTCAGGGCGGTGTTCCACAGCCACTTGCCCTTGTCGCCGATCCACGTGAACACGGGGCTGATGACCTTGTCCCACAGCCACCGCGCCTTGTCGCCGACGGCCTGCACGCCGATCTTCAGCAGGTTGAACGCGGGCTTGATGAAGTTGTTCCACGTCACCATGACCTTGCCGCCGATGTACCCGAAGACCGGAGAGAAGACGTTCTTCCACAGCCAGGTGGCGATGGCACCGACCGCCTTGATCAAGGCGACCACGTTGTCGAACGTCGGCTTCAACGCGGTGTTCCACAGCCACATGGCGAGCGCGCCGATGCCCTCGAAGGCGGTCTTCAGGATCGTCTGCCACAGCCATGTGCCCACTGCTGCCAGCAGCTTGAAGGCAGCGATGATCGGCAGGATCACTGCGACGACGAGGACCGTCATCATGATCCGTGCCGCTGTGGAGATGAACGAAAACACGGGGCTCAGCACGTTCTGCCACAGCCATGTCGCAGCAGTGCCGACCGCCTTCAGGAGGAGAACGAAGTTGTCGAACAGGGGCTTGAGGACGTTGTTCCACGCCCACATTGCTGCCGCCTGGATGCCCTGCCATGCGGCCTGAACGATCGTCCGGAATGTCTCCGACTTCTGGTACGCGATCACCAGCGCGGCGCCCAGAGCAATGATCAGCGTGACGATCAGCACGATCGGGTTCGCCGCCATGACGGCATTCAGCAGCGCCTGCGCCCCGGCGAATCCGTTCGTCACCGCCGCGCCCACGAGCATCGCGGCACGATAGATGGAGAACACCGCGGTGACCGCAGCCGTAGCGATGGCCTGCGTGTTCATCGCGATCGTCAGCCCGACGACGGCGATCCCGATAGGGATCAGCCAGGTGTTCATGTCCTTCAACCACTGCACCACCGCGGCGCCGGCCTTCCAGATCCCCGCCAGGGCAGGCAGGAGTACGGCCGCCGCGACGGAGGCGACGGCCCGGATCACGGGAAGCAGGTAGGTGTTGAAGCCGTGCGCCAGGCGGATGACGATAGGCAGCACTTCCCTGCCGATGAAGTCGACGAATCCTTGCCTCAGCGCGCGCGTGAAGACGGTGATCTCATGACTGGGCCCGGAGTGCAGGGTCTTGCCCAACTCGCCTGCCGCGCCCGCAACCTTCGTGAACCCGCCGGCCGCCTTCGCTGGATCGAGCTTGAACAAGGCGGTGCCGAGATCTTCTGCCTGGGTTCCGAAGAGACCCACCGCGGCCGCGTTCTGCTTGACCGGATCCTTGATCGCCCTCAGCTTGTCGAGGACAAGCTGCAGACCAGCCTCCGCACCCTCGCCGCCCTTGGAGATCTGCAGGCTCATCTTCGCCGCGTCGAGCCCGATCGCCTTGTACGCATCCTGGGAGCTCGTCGACATGTCGATCGCGCGGATCGAGAATTCCTTGAACGCGTCCGCGATGATGTCGGTATCGCGGGCGCCGCCCTGCAAGCCCTGCTGGAACAGACCGAGCGCCTGATCCGAATCGATGCCCAGCTTCTTCAGCTGGACCGAGTACTCCTGGAACGTCTCCAGCAAGTCCTCGGCATTTGGGCCCAGCTTCTGGAACCCGACGGTGATGATGTCCAGAGCCGCGCTCGCACTCGGTGCCAGACCGTTCTTCATCATCGCGCTGACGGCCTGCGTCTGCATCGACATGTCGGTGCCGAACGTCGTGGCGACGTCGGTCATCTTCGCGGCGATGGACTCGAGTTGCTTGTTCGTCGCGTCCGGCGGAACGAGCCCGGCATTGACGATCGAGCGAATTGCTTCCGCTCCCTGGGCGAACTCCTCCGTGATGCCCTTGCTGTACAACGAACCGGCGATCTTTCCGAAGCGACCGGCGTCCGTGCTCGTGGCGCCGAGCTGGGCCTGCAGCTTCGAGGTGACGTTGGCCTGCTCCATCGCCTCCACCAGGCCAGCGGCCAGCAGCGCTCCAGCGGCGACACCCGCGGCGATGGCACCCGCCTTGATGCCGTCGCGCAGACCGCCGCCAGCCGCCTGACCGGCGTCCTCGCCGGCATCGCCAGCCGGGCCGACGAGCTGGCGTCGGATGTCATCCCCGATGCCACGCACCGAGGGGATGATCTGGATGGTTGCGTAGCCGACGTTGGGCACCAGGCCACCCCCGATTCAGTTGTCAGACGATGAGCCCGTGGTCGATGGCCTGTTGCCGTTCTCGCCTGCGGCGCCGCGCATCCTCGAGCTTCGCGACCCGCGCCTCGCCGCTGTCCTGCTTGGCCTGCTTCAGCCACCAGCGCGGGTACGGCTTGGGCAGCTTGACGGCCTTCGCCTTGTTCTCGTCGGTGTTGGCCACGACGAGGTGGTAGTCCAGGACGGAGATGGCGTCGAAGACATCGGCCATGAGGACCGTCTCGTTGGACGGCTCGACGAAGCCGCTGATGGCCGTGCGTGTGGCCGACCGTGGCGACAGCCCCCAGATGTAGCTGGACAGCTCACGCCAGCTGAGGTCTCCCGTGAACAGGTCTCGCAGGCGGACGCCGTACTCGCGCCGAAGGTCGGACTCGACTGCGCGGTGATGCCTCCGGATCAACTCCCAGAGGCCTCGGATTCCCCCGGCTCCACACCGGAGTGCTTCTGCCAGGCCTGGAAGAGCGGCATGACTTTGTGCTGCGGGAGGGGCAGCTTGCGGAACTCGTCCCACTGGTCGCCGAGCGCAAGCTTCATGCTCTCGGCGACGACCCTGACGTCTCCGCCCTCGGCTGCCGCGAGGGCATCCCACGCGTTGAGGGCCTGCATGTGGGTGAACTCCCAACGCTTGCCGGCGAAGTGGACGCGGAAGGGCCGCAACTCGACTTCGGCTTCGACGGTGTCGAGGTTGAAGTCGAACGGCTGGCTGTCAAGGGTGGTGTTCTTGGCGGTCGCGGTTCGTGCGGTCATCGCGGGTTCTCGCTCTCTTCACGCGGTTCGGACTTGATGATCTGTACGGCTTCGGCCATGAGGGTCAGCCGGACGGTGCTCACGGCGTCGGGGCTGACTCGGATGTCCATGGGTTCTCGGGCGACCAGCCAGGGGAACGGCTCGCCGTCGACGAGGATGTCGCCGCCGGGCTGAACGACGATCTCCTTCGCCAGCTGCGGCTCGGGGGTCCCGGCGCGTGGCTGCGCCTGGGCTGCCTGCTGAAGGAGGACGGCGACGACCTTGCTGCGCTGATGGCGCGGCAGCTCGGCGCCCGGCTTGATCAGTCCCAGGTCGACGGCTTTCGCCCGGATGTCTTCGTCGCTGAACTGGACTTGCATGTCGCGGCTCCTCGCGGTTCGGAAGTAGTGCACCGGGGCGCGGCCGAACCGCGACAGAACACCCGCGCCCCGGCGGTCATCAGGTGACGGTCACCGCGCAGGTGTCGGACTCGCCGTTGTACAGGGCAGTCACCGTGGACGAGCCGGCCGCGACACCAGTCACGAAGCCCGCCGACACGGTTGCCTTGGTGGCGTCCGTCGAGCTCCACGACGCGGTGGCAGTGACGTCGGCCGTGGACGCGTCGTCGTAGGTGGCGGTCGCGGTCAGTGCGTCGATCTCGTCCACCAGCAGGCCCAGCGTCGTCGGGGTGACCGCCAGGCTGACCAGGGTCGGCGTGGTCTGCTTGGTGAACAGCACACCGGCGCCGGTCGGGTAGATGGTGGCGGCGAAGGACATCGACTCGAGGTCCGCCTCGTTCTCGCCGTGATCGCCGTCGAGCGAGACTTCCGCATAGTTGGCGGTGATGAGGCGGCGCACCTTGTCGCCCTCGCGGGTCTCGAAAGCAACCAGCACCTTCGCCGGCCGCGGCACGATGATCTGCGTCGCGGAAGAGCCGGGCCACAGCAGGGAGTACGTGGTCTCGTTGTCCTCGAGCGCCGTGAAGCCCTTCGTCAGCTTGAAGTGGTTGCGGGAGGTGCGGACGAGGATGCCGCCCCACGCGAACTTGTCGTCGGTGTCCTCGTCGCGCGTCTCGGGGAATCCCTCGTCTCCGTCGAGGAGACCGACGAGATCCCAGTCCACGCCGAACGCCGTGCTGGCGTCGGCGGGCAGGGTCGCGGACAGGTTGGTGGAGACGTAGACGTCCGCGTCCGTCCACAGATTTGCCTTCAGCGGGTCGCCGGCCACGGCGTCCTCCTCTTCTAGGTACAGGGGTTGCGTCGCAGTTCGGCGTAACTGGTCAGGCCGGCAGGGGCTGCGGCTTGACGTTGGCGAGGACAGTGAAAGTCGACAGGTCGATGCCGGATGCAGACCGGTCGACCCCGTTGTCGACTGCCGCGATCGGCCCCGTCCCGGGGCGCACGCCACGGATCACGTCGCCGGAGTGGACGAGGAGCAGCCCCTGGCAGAGCATTGCCAGGTCATGCGCCTGATCCGGATCCTCATGCCAGACGGTGACACGCAGCGTGCAGCGCGCGTTGGCCATCGACGGATGCGGCATGTCCGTGTCCTTACGGACCAGGACATACGGCAGCATCGGCGTCTCAGGCGACCGGCTGTCCGGCACCCGCGTGCCGACCGTGACGCCCGCTGCGTGCGGCTCCGGACGCCCAGCCAGAGCCGCACGCAGCACTCCCGCCCCCGAGGACTGCACATCCCCGAAGACAACCAGCGGCTTCACCGCGACCGCCAAGCCCGGACCTCCAGGCCGGCGAAGCCCGCCGCCCTGGTGAGGATTCCGTCGCGCGCCTGCCAGGCCATGCCCCGCACGTCCGCCACGACGACCGTCGCAGCGCCGCGGTCGGTGGTGTACTTGCGGACCTCGACCGGCACCCCTGACGGCAGGAGCGCCTTCACGTTGTCGGCCACCTCGTTGGCTTTGCCGTCGATGAGGTCACGGACCTCTTGGCCGCGCAGAACCTCACGCACCCCGGCAGTGTCCAGACGGAAGTCGATCAGCACGGCGCGCCTCCTATCCGGTGGTCCGCTTCATCTCGAACTCGATGTGGTGCACCGTGTCCTCGAACAGCTCGGGCCAGCGCGCCACTTCGCCGTCGACCTCGAGCGTCATGCCGTCCCACTCGATACGGTCGACAGCTTGAATGTCCGGGTCAGTGCCTTCCTCGGACTGCACATGCCAGCCCGTGACGACCGCGTTGCGTTGCTCGTCGACCGCCTCCTGCTGGATGCTCGGCTGGATGTTCAGCCGCTCCACCGTGATGCGGGTAACGGCACCAGGCGACCAGTCGAGAACCGAATCGTCCGGGTTCCCGCGATCCGACTTGCGGCCCGCGCGCACACGCACGGCCGACTGGTTGAACATCATCAGGCGTCTCCGCTCGTGCGGACCTTGTGCCGGGCAACGGCGGCCGACCACTGGCTGGATACGCCCACTGCGGCTGTCGCGCCGAACGTGACCGACTGCCCCCCGACGGCCTTCGACTGCACGCCCGCGGGGACCGTGAACAGCGTGCGCGCCTGGTCGATGACCACCTCGGAAATGTCCTCGGGGATCAACGCCCAGCCGTGGCTGTAGGTGACCTCGACGCATCGCAGACGGTCCGGCCACACCTGACATCCGAGGCGTCGCAGAATGCCCGCCTCGGACCAGCTGTAGTCGGTGCCTTCGACAAGCTCGACACCGTCCAGCGAAACCGTTTCGACAGCGATCGTCGGCCACACCGGCAACAGGAGCGACTCCCGGCCGAAGCCGTCCAGCGTGACGACGTCGCCCCCGACCAGCGTGACCGGGTGGCGGACCGCGCCGCGGAACCGGCGCGAAGCGGCCCTCAGCGCAGCAAGGAGCTTCGCGTCGCCGGCCGGTTTCCCGAGCCAGATCGCCAGCTCCTCCGGATCGGCGAGGAAGTCGTCAGTCGCCACCACCCGCACCGCCCTTGCTGCGGGCCGCACGCGCCTTGTTCTGCGAGGCAGTGCGAGCCTTGTTGGGAGCCTGGGCGACAGCCTTGACTTCCGCGACCGGGGCCGCCTCAGCGAGGTCTTCGTCCGTCAGGCCCTGCCGTTCGGCGTCCGCCGTGTTCAGCTTCAGCACGGTCTGGTGGCCGGCGTCGTCCGTGTACCGGTACTTCTTCAGCGGCCCGCTCACGGCGGCCACCTCCTCGATGTTCTGGTCGACCGGGACGGACGTGGAGGGCGGGCCGCACGCCGCATGCGCGGCGCCACACGGGCACCGCCCTCCAGCCGTCTGACGGGTGAACAGGGTCACGGCGCGAGCTGGCCGGATGTACGCATCGCGGCGAGCAGTGCGTTGACCTTGGTGCGAAGCGCCAGGTAGTCGTCGCGCAGGGCGTCGTACTCGGCCTTCGTCGGGTTGGCGCCGGCGGCGACCACCGAGGTGGCCGCCGCAGCGTCTGCGACCGCTGCCGTCTGCTTGCCCTCACGGGCCTTACCGGCTGCGGGGTCGAGGTATGCCATGTCAGCCTCCTCAGGCCGTCAGGTCGATCTCGACGAAGGCGTTCGGCTGGAGCACGCCGAAGGCCGCGCGCATCTCGGCGAGGATCGCGACGAGGTTGCGGACGAAGAAGTCGAGGTGGCTGTCGGTCATCTGGATGGTGGCCTGCTCGCGGTCCCACAGGATCGCCTTGCGGAAGTCGCCCACGTAGCCGGTGCCCGCCGGGACGGCCTCGGTCTCGATGACCGGGATGCCCCAAAGGGTGCCGGCACTGCCCGAGCCGGACGGGCCGCCGAAGTAGTAGCGGGCCTCGTTGTCCTGCAGCAGGTCGATCGTCTCGAGGTCGGCAGGGTTGAGCAGGTAGGCGTTGGCGACACTGCGGCCGACGGTGCGGACCTTCGTCTTTGCCTTGCGGGAGGTGGTCAGGGCGTCGGTGTCCCAGGCCTGCGCCTGCACGCCGGAGACGGTGGCGATGCCCTCGAAGTTCTCGCCCGTGTTGTCGCCCTGGACGATCTGGTCTTCGAGCTCTTCCTCGAGGCCGTAGCGGAGGAAGGCGTCGATGAGGGTCCGGATCTGCGCGGCGTCGGACAGGGCCCGCTTGGTGACGGGCATCCAGTGCGCGATCGTCTTCACCGGGGTGGTGATCTTCGCGAGGGCGATGCCGGACTCCGGCTTGTAGCCGCCGCCCGCCACGTTGACCAGCGCGCCCGCAGCTTCGGGTGCAGTCGGAGCCGCTGCGCTGGTGGCCTCGGCGACCGGGGCCGCGTTGTTCGTCACCGATGTGACGCGCACATACTCGACCGTGTCGCTGGTCGTGGTGCCGTTGGTGACGACGTCCCGGATTCGCAGCGGGCGCTGGAACGCGTCGGCGCCGACCTGAAGGCCACGCCAGTCATTGGTGACAAGCGCGCCACCGGACGTGTCCGAGCCGCCCGTGACCAGGCTCTTAAAGCCCACCATCTCGGACTGGACGCGCTGCTGCTTCCCGAACGCGCCGTTCGGCGCCTGCGCCAGCAGACCCTTGTACTCGGCACTGTCGGTGAACTGCTGACCGAGAGACTTGCCACGTTCCGGAAGGTCGAAGCCGGATGCCGTGCGGCGGCGGCCTTCCTCGTCGGTCTTCGCGTTCAGGGCGATGTCGTCGCCGAGGTCGGACAGGGCCCGCTTCAGCTCGTCGTTGCCCTTGAACTTCTCGATCTCACCCTTGGCCTCGGTCGCCTTCGCCATGTGCTCACGAAGCTGCGCCGACTCCTCGGCAGTGAAATCACGGTCGCCGTCCTCCTCGGCCGCCTTGGTGATCTGGCGGGCCTCGAGAAGGTGGTGCTTCATGAGCTCCTTGAGCTCATCGATCTTCTTCGACATGGGTCCTCATTCCGTGAGCGAGGCCTCGAGCTCGGCGAGCTCAAGGCGGGTGCGCAGACGGAGCGAGTCGGTTCCGACCTTGGCGGCCCCCTCCTCAGGGGTGGCTTCGCGCAGGTCCGGCGTGGTCTCGTCCTCGGTGCTGCTGGCGGTGTCGGCTTCCGCGGCCTTGGTCGGCTGCTCGGCCATGAACTGCTTGAAGCGAGCGAAGAGCTCGCTCTCGTCGACCGGGGCTGTGCCCTCGGCGGGCGGGGTGTCTGCGGACTTGGCGGGGGGCTCTTCGCCGCCGGCCGCCGCTGCACCCGGCTGGCCGGGCTCCTCGGTCTCGGTCGATTCCTTGACCGCCTTCGCCTCTTCAGGCGTGGCAGCCGCGAGCACCTCGCCGATGGACTCATAGGCAGAGGTGAGCGTGTTGAAGTTGGACTGCGACAGGACCCGCCCGGCCTTAAGGCCTCGGGCAATCCCGGCCGCCTTCGCCGCGATCAGCTCGGTCTCCTGGTTCGCGCCGACCAGGCACGGGCCGACCTCGTGCAGCTTCAGCCGGCGCAGCTCGTAGTAGCCGCCCCACTGATGCTCGTCATCCGTCACCCACGCGCCTTCGCTGACGTCGTAGGCGAAGGAGAACTGGGTGACCCGGCGGCCCTTCAGCAGGCGGTATACCTGGGCGGCTGTCGGGTTCGTGTCCAGGTCGTCGATCTGCCCGGTGACCTCCAGGCCCTGGAGCGTCTCGACCGCCTTGAGTACGGTGCCGACATGGGCGAACGGGTCGCTCCAGTCGTGCGACCAGATGACGGGGATCGGGTCCCCCTTGGCGCCCCATTCCGCCAGCGTCTCCGTGAACGCGCCCGGCCGGACGATGTCGCCCACCGAATCCTCGTTACCGAACACTGACACCAGGGCCATGAACTGCCCCTCGGCCAGCCCGTCGGCGACGCCCGCCGCCTTCACACGAGCTGTGAAGTCCTTCGTGCGCACGTCAGTCCTCCTTCGCGTAGTCGAGAGTGCAGTTGCAGTTGACGAGCTCGGCCGTCTTGCCGGAGCCGTCACCCGGCCACCTGAGGCCGTTGGAGAAAACGTCGTCGAGGCTGACTGCCTCGCCGTCCTGCGCCTTGTGCGACGGCCGCGGATTGCGACCGCCGGTGCGCCAGATCTTCTTCGTCAAGCCGGACGCCGACGCGGCATCGTGGCCACCGAAACTCGTGAGCTCCGTCGAAGCGGTAGCCGCCCGCGCCGCAGCCGCTGAACCCCACGACACAGCGGCCTGCTTGAGGTCGTCCCGCCAGCCCTCGGCCTCCGCCTCCTGCACCCGGGCGACCGCCTTGCGGCCCGCCTCCTCGTGCTGCTCCGCATGCGACTGCGCGGCAGCCAGGATCCAGGCGAGCATCACGTCCGCCGACCAGCCCTCGGCCTCCGGATTCCACTCGTTCAGGACCGTCCATGCGCCGACCTGCGCGAGGCGGAACCCGTGGTCGGCGAGCAGCGCCTCAAGCTGGGCGAGCCGGTCCTTGGAGCCGGCCGCCCACAGAGCGAGGAGATCCGGCATGCCGTCTGCCTTCGCTCCCGCGGCGGCCAGGAGTTTGTCGGCCGCGCGCTCGGTGAACTTCGCGAGGGACTTGGCGAGCGCATCCCGCTCACCCTCGTCAGTGCCGAGCTCAGACGGCCTGCCGCTCTTGACCAGCGCCAGGCCCCGCGCTTTTGGGAGCGCCGCCGGATCCGGTGCCGTATCCCGGGGCGAAGCGAGCCCGCCCTCGGTGACGTTCATCGGAGTGATCAGCGAATCGCCACCCTCGATGGACGGCAGGTTGTTGCGCGCGCGGGTCTCGTTCACCGTCATCCACGGGCGGCCCGTCGCCGTCGACGCCGCGACCGCCTGCTCCTCGAACGAGCCGCGGAGCTTGCTGTCGATGTTGAACTCGCAGTACACGTCCGAGTTGTCGCCCGGCAGGTCCGGCAGGATCTGCGCTGCGATCTCCTGCTGCAGCATCACCATCCACGGACCCAGCGTGTCCTGGTACAGGTGCGCGTGCTGCTCCTTGATGTTGGAGTAGGTGGCGTGATCGAGGATCCCGATCAGCGGCGGCGGGATGTAATACGCCGCCGACACCTCCTCGCGGGTCAGCTTCCTCGCCTCGATGTACTGGGCCTGCTCCGGGTTGAAGCCGATCGGCACATACTCCATGCCGTCCTCGAGGATCGGCGTGCCGCCCTCGGCGCCACCTCCCTGCGAGAAGGTGCGCCACATCTCGCGGAACCGGCGACGGTCTTCAGGGCCCCACTCGGGCGCGTCATCCGGTCGCTTCAGCACACCCGTCAGACGGGCACCCGACTTCCACATCGAGGCCCGCTGCTTCGCCGACTCGGCCGACTCCAGCAGCAGTTCACGCAGCGACTCGATCGGCGACGACCCGTAGGTCAAGTTCTCCGGCGAGTAGCCGTGGACGTGCACGACCTCGTCGACACCGAAGTCCCTACCGCCCGCCGTCTCGTAGTGCTCCGGCCGGATCCAGTTCCCGCCATACGGTCGGATCAGCGTTGGCGGCACCGGCAGGATCCGCAGCTCACCGTTCAGCTTCAGCTTGATCCCGAACCAGTTGTCGTACAGCGCCACGTCGGCGACCAGCCGCTCGACGAACCGGTACTGCGTCATCCGCGGCATCGGCGATGACAGGAGCTGCGCGAGCGGGTGATCGGTCAGTCGCTCCCGGTCCGTGTCGGACACCCGCCGGAACGTGTGAATGCCGAGCTGCGCAATGTTCCGCGCCAGGAACCCGATCACCGTCCGCACCTGCGGCTGCGTGCGCCAGATCGTCTCGTACTCCCACGGCGCCGCCGGCATCGGCATCGCCGCAAAGCCGGCCGTCACACCAGCGCCAGTCACCGCGAGCTGGCCAGAGGAGACCACGAAAGCCATCAGCCACCCCCACCGGCGAGCACCTGCATGAACTCGACCCTGGTGCGCTCGATGACGACCTCGCCGTCCACGCGCTGAGACTGCCTGCCCGCCTCCAGCAGCTCCACGTCCCGCAGCACCAGCAGCGGCCCGCGCTTCGCCCACAGCACCCCGGAGAACGCCTTGTCCGCCATGTTCACCACGACCCGCTTACGCAGTGCAGTGCGACGCCAAGCGAACATTGCGGCCTCCGATCCCGGCCGCTACACGACCATGATTTCGTCCTCGCCCGCGTACCGGGATTTCCGCCGCGGTGGCCGGGCGACGACCTCAGCCATCGCCGTTGCCAGCGCAGACACGCCGTCGATCTTGTCGCCGCTGTTGGCCTTGTCGGGCTTCACATTTCCGGCCGGGTCCATGGCCACGGCCAGGTTGTCCACGCACCAGCGGGCCACCGGGTGGCCGCCGTGCCGCAGCGCCGGCGCCTGCGGAGTGCCCTGCAGGGTCAGCCGCTGGATCTCCTTCAGCACCGGACTCATGGTGGCGAAGCCCTGCCGCACCTTCACCATCGGTGCCCGCTCGGACACCAGGTCGTTCGTCAACTGCGAGGCGTTCCACGGGTCGTAGCCGATCGACTTGACCTTGAAGACGTCCCGGTCCCGCCGGATCTGCTCCTTGATGAAGTCGTAGTCCGCGACGTTCCCCGGCGTCGCCACCAGGAAGCCCTCCCGAACCCAGCGGGACGCGGCGCCAGCCGTCCGCTTGTCGAGTGCCTTGAGGTTGTCCTCCGGCGTCCAGAACCGGAACACCGCATCCAGGGTGCCGGTCTCGTCATCGGGGAACAGCCAGCACAGCGCGCACAGGTCGGACGTGCTCGCCAGGTCCAGGCCGCCATAAGCCTGCCGCCCCTTGAGCCTCGCCTCATCCACCAGACCTGCGTTCTCGTCCCAGTCCTCCAGCCGCAGAAAACGGGTCGACTGCTTCGTGCGGATACCCAGGTGCAGCCGCAGATACTTGGCCAGATCGGCCGGGCTCTGCCGTGCTTCCGCCGCCGCCCCCTTCAGGTACGCGGCACTCGGGCTGATCCCGTATCCCGGGTTCGCCTTGCGCTGCGTCTCGACAGAGAACGGGTCGTCGCCCTCGTCCGCACCCCACACCACGCCGTAGGTGTCCAAGTCGTGGAGAGCACCGCGGGCCAGCTGCTCGATGTACTGCCGCTTCCGGTCGTAGATCGACTCCTGCTTGCCCTCGTCCGCCGTGGTGATGATGATGACCAGCGGCTGCCGACGTGAGCCGGTGCCCGTCTCGATCGTCTCCACCAGGTCCGGCGACTTGTGGACGTGCAGCTCGTCGATGATCCCGCCATGGACGTTCGCGCCGTGCAGGGCCTCGGCCACAGAAGAGACGACCGTGAAGTACGAGCCCGAAGCCGGGTGTGTGATCTTCTTGGTGAACGCCTTGACGTTCCCCTTCAGCGCAGGCGCCCGCTCCGCGATCGTCTTGATCGGGTCGAACGTGTACCGGGCCTGCTTCTCCGACGTGGCCGCCGCGTACACCTGGGCGCCCGGCTCGTTGTCCGCAGCCATCAGATAGACAGCGATGCCGCCGGACAAGGTCGTCTTGCCGTTACGGCGGGGCACGTCCACGTACAGCTTGCGGACGATCCTGACGTAGCCCTCGGCCTCGTCTTCCCAGCGCACCCAGCCGAACACCGGGGCGATGATGTACGCCACCTGCCAAGGGTCAGGATCCAGCGGCTTGCCAGCCCACTTGCCCTGCGTATGCCGCAGCAGATGGAAGCTCTTCAGCACCCGGTCCACACGGTCCGGGTCGAACACCGCGCCCGACGCCGCACCCGGCGACGGGGTCTGCACCTTCGGGCGGCAGTCCGGCAGCGGAATGCCGCGGGACTTCATGTACCAGGCGACCTCCGGGCTGATGCCCAGGTCAGCCGGAGCCGGCGAACGGGTTCGCTTCGTCGCCATCGTCGCCCCCGCTTCGCGCCAGGGCCTGCTCCGTCGACGGCGTCAGGCCGAAGTGCGCAGCCCACGAACGGACCTCCCGGCCGGCCGCCCGCGCAATCGCCACCGCCGGATGAGCCAGCGTTCCCTGCCTCGCCTCGGTCGTCAGGCCCTCCCGCTGCACCGTCAGCGTCGCGTCCACGAACGTCGCCCACGCCTCGCAGTACGCGGCCAGCGCCGCACGGTCAGACTCCTTCACCAGGTCGAGCCGCGACAGCTCCGGCAGCACGCGCGCCCACTCCGCGGCGGCCTCCTCCGACAGCCAGTCGGGAGCCTCCGGCGGGACTCGCTTGAAGTCGGGGCCGGTGGTGACCTTGCGGCCACCGGAGTCACGGCCAGGTGAGCGGCCGTCGATCAACTTGAGGCCGGCCGGCTTTGAGACACGGGGCACGATGATCACCCCCAACCCTGTCACGCAGCGTAACCGCAGGTCAGGGGCCTATCCCCTGGTGAGCGTAGTGAGCGTGCGCCTTCCGAGT